TGGTGTTAATTCTTTTTTGATTTCCATTACGGGTTCCGGTGTTGGGATTTCGCCTTCTCGAGCTACTCGCTTAGCACGACCCGTGGATTCATCTAATACTAATAATTCATCATTTGCAAATGCATGACTAATCATGATGCCGCGGAACTTATCCGTGATGTCTACGTTAGTACCTAATTCGATGATTCTTTGTTTGCCATTTACTAAGGTTGGCACACCAATTGTCTTGTTTTTCATAACTCTTTATTTTCTATATTATATGAAATAAGAGTTACGAATCCAACCTTTCGTCAGACTTTTTATGTTTCTTTTTGCGAGAATATGATTTTTTATTTTTATGCACGATAGGACGAGTAGCTTGCCAAATTTCCTGCATTGTTACTTCTATCTTTTCCATGACATAAATATAAGAAAAAGGATACAAAGATCCAAATTACCACTTACGACAAGACCAATATCTTGCTGATGTTCTATCTTTGGCTGTATGACAACGGTGTCTAGCTCTAAATGAACGTCTACGTGCAGGGTTGCTCTTACGAATTCTCATATTAGGGTCGCCGAAGTTAACCTTTACAACGTTGCCTTTTTCATTCTTAACGTAGACTTTGAATTTTTTTACATCGCCACGCATTGGTTTACCTAATTGAACTTTGCGACCTTGGTATTCTGCTTCTGTTATTACATCAAACTTACCAGCTTTGATATCTTCCATCATTGCAATTGCACATTCTGTACAAATAGACATTTCTTCCATGGATTCCTTTTCTAATTCTTCATTTTTTGTTTTGTTACCCCAATTCTTAGCACCTTTTTTACGACAAGCTGAGAGAGCCAATGAACCATATGCTGACGGCCATGTTCCTCCATTGCGTGTGTAACGAGCTTTAACTTTGCGATAACATGCATCTCGTTTTGCTTTTTTCTCCTCATCAATAACTGCTTCAGCTTTAGGAGTACGTTTACCCATACCAACTCTACGCTTTTGTGCTACTAATGAATCCTTTTCTTTTTTATCAAATGAACTCCATGTTTTAGGAGTATCTTTAGAAACTTTTTTGCTAGGACGACATTTTTTTACACCTTTGGTTTTATCATTACCACAAGGACGTCCATGTTGATCAACCCACTTTTCTTTAACCCAGCGGCGCAAATCTTCATTCATTATGTCTTGCAAACGGATCATTATATCTCCTGACGAATTCCTAGCTTAGGTAAACGTTCTCTCCAAACCTTTAAGATAGTTTGTTTATCTATTTCGGTTATAGATTGATTGCTAACCCATATATTTAAATAATTATCAACAACTTGTTTAAAAGGCGTACGTGTTTTTTTAGCTCGCAAATACAACCCTTGAATCATTGCATCTATTTCTTTTGGTAATGTAAAGTATCGAGCTGGCGGTAATTTGCCTGATTCAATTTTATTACGCATTGCTTGGTCTGACGGAATATATTTTGAATCTATTGTATTCCATCCACTTTGCGTGATATGTTCAATTTCATGACGAAGTGTGTCACGAAGATCAAATGCAATTTCAGATAATACTTTAGGATAATCTGCAGGATCTAATTTAAAACGAATTTCAATTAATGGTGCAGCATCAGCAACACCTCGTTTTGTTTCATTATATGCATCTCCGCCTACGTGTACATCATCTAAACCTTCAATCCATTGAACTTTAAGTGTCAAATAAAAATCCAATGGAATATCTGGATTCTCTACTTCTTCAAAGTAAATATGATCTATTTGGCTTGAGTCTTCAATATGTGGAACTTCTTCGCCTTTTTTAAAGTATATTTTTTCTCCGCCGAAGAATCCTTCTGGATCTTTAGTACAAGCATAACTGTCTTTGATTATTTGTAATAGTTTACGAGACAATGTAGTAACTAAACTATCATATCGACCTTCTACAATTAACTTTTTTAAAGATATCATATTAATAAATATCACTCAAGCAAATTGTAATTCCAATATGTTTCTTTGTCAACATTATATGGATTACCTGATTGCTGATAGTAACAATTCAAACATAACATTTGTAGATTATCCAATTGATGATTTGTTTCATCTCCGTCGATGTGATCTAATAATACCGGGACAGTATCATCAGTTATTCTTCGTTCGCTATAACCGCAACTAGAACATTCTTCTTTGAATACTCCCAATGCTAACAATCGATTGCGAAGCTTCCATGAAGGATAATTAGGATGTTTGCCTGACAATATATTATCAATCGAATAGATTCCTTTCGATGCTTTTTGAACATCTTTAGGAATTCCTACTCCAAATTGATTTTTATGTAGCTCATACAACGTCTTACCTGAATCTCGGTCTGTATACATACGAGCATACTTTTTATAAGTAGTAAATGATACTTTAAGAAAGCGAGCGGCTTCTGCATTAGATTTTGTATTATCCATTGCATAACGAATTTCGCTTTCAGGAATATCTAAGGCTGTTTTACCAATTCCATATACATACTTATATTGTTTTTCTTCCATTAGTAAACTCCATGTTTTCGGAGAACAGTAACTGCATCTTTAGGCATCGTTTTTTCATCATACATTTGTTGCAACAAATCTTTTAGTTTCATTGCTCGATCCGTAAAAAATGATGAATGTACTTTTGTTTGTTTTTGAACTTCTATAATCCAAAATGAATATACCGGGTAAGCATCGTCAAATCTATCTGCATCTGTACGATTTTCCCAATATTCGATTTGATCTTTCAAAGGCCACATATGAATTGGAATATCTGGATCTTTTCTTCTAGCAGATTTAAATGGTTGATGTTTTTCGCGGTTCATATTTTTTGCTATGAACTTATCCATGATATTGATCGAACGATCTTTTGGAGACTCTCCAGTGTGTGCAGATTTTCTACCCATTTGTTTTTATTTTATTTGTTAATATAACTATTTTACGCCAAGCATCTTCAGCTTGGTAAATATACTTTTTAAAGGAAACTATATCGTGATTAGTTCTTGCAATATCTGCTTTCTTCATGTTTCTATGATATGTAGCATGAAGTATACCTATACGAATTTTTATAAAAAAAGTAATCATTTCTTTTTATATTTTTTAACTATCGTTTTTAATTTAGATTTATTTAATAACGTACTAACTTGAATACATTCATCATATGTATCTGTAAATATTGAGCATTCCCCTGCTTGATCTACAATTACTGCACATTGATATGCCTGTAACTCATTATAATCGCAATATGACATCAAACAATCAACAACGTGATCAAATGTTATTCGATCGTCATTGAATAGAATTACATGATGCGGTCCTCTATTAGATTTCGTGTAAACTTTCTTTGACATCTCTAATAATTGCACATTGTTCAAATAATTCTCGATCTTCTGCGAATCGCAATGACTCATTTAAAAATTTTAAACGTCTTTCTCGATCCCAATGATCAGGCCATTCCCACTTATCGGTTTGCATAATATTAATGGAATCTACAAATAAACGTTCTATGAAATTCTGATTCATAACTTATAATATATAATTAATTCAAATTATCCAAATTATACGAATTTAGAATTTTTATCAATAGTTACTGCATCGAATCGAACCCAACCATAATCATGAAGTAAACTTATATTTTTAGGTAATTTAACATAATACCAAGTCATCATTCGCTCATCGGTTTTCTTTGCTTTTGCTACGCCTACCGGATTAGGCCATTCTATAGTTGTAATAATATTATTAATCCATCCATTATTAACTATGGGTTCGGTTCGAACATTTGCATAATTATGTTTCGAAGTATTCCTAGGATACAATGTTTTTCCTATAGTCATATATTCCGAACCAGGCAATGATGTTTTTTGTTTTGATTGTTTTGGTTTAATTGCATTTAAAATATCTTTTGCTAATGCAATTCTAGTATTCAGCATCGGTTTGCCGGCTTGCTCATATTTAGATACAAATTCAGTTGTAGCCTGTTCTAAATCAGTTGATTGTTTAAATTTATTAAAATTAAATCCCGGATACTGTATAATTTCATGTTTTAAAAAATCATATGCAAATTTATCAGTAGCTGGCTTCTTTTTTATATCTACATTAAATCTATCTAAAACATGTTTTCTAAATTTTTTTTTTCTGGCGCCATATGTCCATTGTGCCCAACTATATCCTAGCCCCCCAGAATCAGCTAATGTACCTGTTTTTACTCCCGCTCCTTGTATACGATCTGGTATAAATCCAGATTCGTGTTGTATATTAGCAGCCATAGCAGCTGCAGCTTCGTCGGTTAATCCTAAATCTGTTTTAAACTTTTTCGCCCATTCAATTGCTTTTGGACTAGCTGTTTCAGATAATATAGATTTTAGTTTAATCATTATTTGCCTTTTTGTTCGCGAATAATTAATTCCCCTAAAACTTCTAAACGTCCTACTTCTCTTTGGAATTCAATTTGAGACATTGATGTAGATATCTTTTTATATGTAGCATCATATTCTTTTTTTGCTGCATCTAAATCAAAATTACCAGCCGCAGCTTTTTTGTAGTAAGGCAATTTAACTTTGAAATGATGCCAAGTAAGAAGAGCTAAGCCTCCTTTTTTCTTTGCATTATCAACAATCTTCTCAGCACCCGCTTCTCTAGTGTCTGCAAATGATTCAAAAGTCTCTTTTTTGTCTTTTGATTCAAAAAGTAAATTTATTAGTTTCATATTAATAAATATTACTTTTTTGTTTTATCTTGTTTGAATTCAGTCATATATGAATAATCTGTTTCAAACCCTCCTTTGCCTTCAACACTATAAACAGTCATATCAATTTTGTAACCTGGATTTTTATCAATTCGATTGTATGTCCATGCATTATCCATCCATATGATTCTATTGTTAGGATAAATAAAATAGTTACCATTATCCATTTTAAATACATGCCCACATTTGTGTTCTGGTGTTTCAGAAAAATTAGTATCTAATACATTTCTATTTTCATGTGCCCAATCTAATGTAAACATATATGTGCCTTGCCGTTTAACTCCTGTAATAGAAATTAAATCAGCTCGCAATCCAGATAATCGTTCTCTAATCTGAACATCAATATATGATGAAAATGAATCCCAATATACATGTTCAGTTAATGGTAATTTTTCTGCATCTTTCTTCCAGCAAAATGCATGTATAGGTCGCCTAGTCCAATTTACTCCATTTTCTAAGAATGTTTCAAATAATGGAGTACGTTTTTGTATAGAAGCTACGCTATGCACATCTGCGAGTGTGAATTCTCCGTGTCCTTTTTCGTGATTAAACATGAATTCATTTCTTATGAAACATGTAATCGTGGGTATGTTTGCATTTAAATATGCCATATAACTATTTATTTTTATGTTTTGAAATTTCAACTGCAGCTAATTGAGCTAATGCAGCTTTTTTAGATTTAGGTTTTTTAGATAAGCGTCTACCTGTTTCTGTAGTAGCAAAATAACCTGCTTCGGTTTTTTCAATACGCTCCGGCATCAATTGTTTCATATGATTTTTGAATCCTGCAGGAATAAATTGAGGTTGTTGCATATTATATGAATCCATTTCATGGCCATGCTGCATTTCATTCATTAAGAAATCACCAACTTCTTGTACATCATCTTTTGATGTTGCAATATGATCTGCCGCCCAATCATGTCCATTACTTAATATTTCTTGAACTTGGTCTGCATCCATTTCTAACATTGCATCTACATATTTTTTAATCGTTTTTAAATTGCCAAAAAACATATAATTGCTATCATTATCATTACACCCGCCATCGCCTCCGCAACCGCAACTACATTCATTTAATTTTTTCATTTTTATCCTTATTATCCGCCGATTGTTAATTGAACGTTTAACCAAGCAGACCCATCATAAATAAACAAATAACCCGTACTAAAATTCCAATAAATACTACCGCGCGTCGGCTGAGTAGGTTCCGTAGTTGGCAATATAAATTGTCCAGATGTACCTAATGTACTTAAATTCATAATCAAAGTACTAGAACCAGTAATACTACCACTTAATGGCCCTGTTACTGTTAAATTTGTTGAATTAGATGCTGTCGCAGCATATGATGATGTTACTGTTAATGTATTCGTTGTAGCATTATATGTAAATGTAGAAGTGTCTGTTCGAAGAATTGCACCTGTACTAGTAGTTGATGAAAAAATTGGATAATATGGCCCAGTTCCTGTTGTTGTATTTGTTAAATCAACTCCTGCTGCAGATGTAGCAGTAATACCAGTTAATCCAGAACCATTGCCTGTAAATGATCCTGTAAATGATCCTGTAGCTATAACTGAATCAGTAGTACCACCACTTAATGCATCAATAGCTCTAGTAATGTGTTCAGCTTGAATAGTGCCGCCGTTTGAAATACCTGTTTTATTTATTACCGCCATTCATGTTCCTTTTTTTATAAATAGGCCAATTTTTAGTTTTTTCATTTAACCAATCTTGGCGTTCATCACAACCGCAATCTTCGTTTAACAGTTGAGCAATTTGTTTTGCTAATTGGTCTAATCCTGTTGTCTTTGTTATTTTTTTAATATCGTCGCCTAAACCTTTACTTGGCATAACGTCCTCCATTTCTAACTTTATTTACCAATTGAATCATCATTGTTTGCCACTGCGGTGTTCTAGGAATTTCAAAAACCATAGTTCCTGGAAACGTATATGACTGTTCTGGTTTCATTAATTGCATATGTCCTGTATCATCAATTCCTAAAACTTGATGTGGGACTTGCTTCATGGTAATTTGATTACTAGGAATCATTGTGCATTTGCCGGGATGTTTCCACTGACCCATTGCATCATGAACTGCATTAGTATGTTTCATTACATGATGCCAATCTTCTGTAGTCATGATCTTTTCTTTCATAACATGTTTAGCTAACATATTACTAACTGACTCGAATTGAACGTTTTCAAAAGTTAAATGTTTTACAGTATCTAAATGTAATAATTCTTTTAAACGATCAATTAAACCTTTATTTCTAAGATATTTAAATGCTAGATTTTCAATTGAATATTCACCCTCAGCTTCTAATCCAGCTTGACGCAAATTTCGAAGGCGTAATAATATTTCTCGAATTCTTTTTTCTAAATTTGGATGATTCTTCTTTAAATTTGTAATTTCATATTCAAATGGCTCTGCTTTCATTTGAATTAATGAATCATCGATTGATACTAAATCAGCTTTGGGACGATTTATCCATTTACCCCGGGTTATCGAATAAATGCCAACTGAAGAATGTAAATCTTCATTAGCATCTTGTGCATACAATTCAATATTGATGCCTTTATATTTTAATGGATATTCATGATTCCATAGAGCTTTTTTCAAATGAAGATAATTTTTTGTCATATGCAAATTATCTCCAACTTCCATGTAATTAATTACTACATGCAAATCAATATCGCTATATTTAGTCCAATTATAATTTGCATTGCTACCAATTAAAATAACATCGAGTATTGGTGCATCAATTTCTAAGAATTGATAAAATTTTTCTGCAATTTTCATAAACCCGTCACGGAGCTTTGGCAATAATTCGCCATCTCTCCATATTACAGGGTTTAATTCACTATGTGTCTGATATTCTTTTAGCATCTATTATAAATATCATTATTTCCAAAATAGCTGTACTAAAATAAGAGAGAATGCTAATGTTAAAGAAATTGCTGTTTTCATATTAATGCCTTCATCTTTAAAAAGATATGTCATTAATGTAAATATTATTATTCCGGAAACAAATGAAAGAAATCTGCCAGGCCAAAAAGCCCCAGAAAATCCTGATACTGATAATCTAGTTGCTTCCATAAAAGCCCACGTTATTGGAACTCCTAATAACATCAATGAAAATCTATATTCCTTTGCCCATGGCCAAATTAATGGACCATTTGTTTGAATCCAAACAACGATTTGACCAAATAAAAATATTAAAAATGAATAGGCTAAATGTTTATAGTTCATAATAAATAATAAGGAATATTAAGATTATATCCAAATTATTTACGATCGCCTTTATGTAGATCTACTTTGTCTAGAATTGCATTCAATGCTTCCATTTTAATGAAGCCTGCCATTGATGCATTTTTTAATGCACTAATTAATTGAAATATAATAAAAGGGACTAGAACGGTCTCACTTAACCAACTAGTCCCTTTAAATCCTTTTTCTACCATTAACAACGTTGTAAGTAAAATAATCCAACTTACTAAAGTTTTCAAAACTTTAAGTGCTTTAAAGGTTTGAAATCCTTCTCGTTTTACTCCAGCAATTACACCAAAGAAGCCATCTGCCATTACTACTCCAACCAATGCCAAATATTGATCTGAATTTGCCATTGCTAAGTTGAAAAAATAAGTGCAGATAAATGCCATTATCGTACTCGCTGAATATATACCGACTGTTGTTAATGTAGTTGTTTTCATTATTTAATGTCCGCTGATTCGATTAACGTATATGTAAATGATTTACCATGAATTGCTGCAGCTTTGCGACAAACAGCCATGAATGATTCAAAATCAGCTGCTTTTTTAAACACCTGACAACCTTCTGACCAATTCTCTACATATGTTGAATCAGCTCCAGCTTTGTGAATATTAATTCCAAATACCCCTTCAGCTATTTTATTCTCATCATAAGTTAAATCACGATTTGGATCGCGATAAACCTTAACCGGTTTTTGTTGCTTTAACGCTTCATATTTACCTTGATGTAAACCTAAAGTGTGAGATCCTCTATACTGACCTTCTACTAATCGAGCAACGCCTGCTGCATTATGATATTGTTGAACACCTTTCTTACCCGGGTCGGTTGTTGCAGGCCAACAATGTGATTTCCATTCGCCGCCTTCTTTATATGAAATCGTGATGCAATCATCAAATGCGTTGGTTACTTTATTTCCAGTATCAGAATTTCTAACTCCGACAATGTTAACATCAAAATCTTTTGCTCCTTCAAACCAAGCATATCCTTTGGCTTTTACTGCAGCTTCAATTTGTTCTCTTGTATAACAACTCATACTAATTTCCTCAATATTATTTTACGTATTGGTAATATTTTTTAGTTTTAGCATTTCTATCTTCTAAACCATGAGTTCCGCCATTGATTCTTTTTGTCAATGCTAAGATAGCTGCATCATTAACGCCTTGGTCACAAATAGACCAAAGTTTATTACGATCAAAAAAGAACATTGCCGATTCAAATGCATATGTTGTTGCAACTAGATCTGGGGTATCTAGTATTTCTGGTTTTTTAAGATATTCTGCAAATGCTTGATAATTCGATTTTCCTGTGAGTTGTAGTGCACCTCGGCCCCGATACTTCCAACCATCCCCTGATGCTTCATCGCCATTCCCCATTCGGCTTGCATACACTCGGTTGGCAATCTTTTCTGGTTGCCGCGCATAAGACTCTTCTAATGTTCCAGGAAAGTATTTTCCAAAGATCCCTTGTAGACCTGATGCTGAATAATTTAAATTTTCTGAAAATGCTTTAAAGCCGCCCGTTTCGTGTGACGTTTGCGCAAAAAAGTGAGCTGCTCTAACTGGAGTTAATTTATAAAACTCCATTGCTTTTTTCATTGTGCCCGGTCCAAATGCTCCATCTGCCGTAACACCAATTTTTTCTTGTAAACTTTTTAAACTCATTATTCTTCCTCAGTAGTAGTATCTTTTCCTTTGCCTGCAAATTTTTCTAAACCTGCAATACCTAAGCTACCTAATGTAACAACAACGAATGAATTATAAATGTACTCATTCAATTTTAATTCATTACCGAAATATCCGGTAATTAAATCAACAAACATTGCAATGGTCATTACTGCAAATGACATAAAACCGATAATAGTTTTTTCATTAAAGTCATTTGAATTTTTAAAAATGTCTGTAAACTTTGCCATAAATTCTCCCTTTTTGTATAAATATATGACAAAAGAGATTACTTGCAAATAATGAGTTCATTTACAAGATCTTGTATGTTCATGATGGATATTTTTAAATTGCCCAATTGAAACATACCGACCTCTCCCGAATCTTGTATAATTGCTGATAGATTTTCTATGAAATTATAATCTTGTTGAGTAAATCGTTTACCGTCTATTTCAACTACAATATCATCATAATCATATCGATCAATGTCTGTTAGTGAATGACATCGTTTACGTAAATCATATTTAGTTTTAGGTTGTTCTAACGTAATATATTTCATCCATTCTGCATCTGAATATATTCTATCGCAACATGGCTCTAATAAACGCAATAAATCTTGAGAACAATTTTCTACGCGGAAGGCAATATTGTATTTTGGTAAAATAATAGGATACTGCCATTCGTTATTTTTAATCCAGCTACCCCATTTTCTTAAATAGTTTCTGCCAGCTTTTTCTGAAACTTGTTTAAAGTAATCATCATCTTGCCCTACTTGTTCTGTCCATCGATGGCCTCTACATGTTAAATGATATACAAATGCATCTCGACTCTGTATTAATTCATATCCTGCTAATATCCAACGTTGGAAGATATCTGAATCTTCATATGGGAACGGGGCAAATAACGGGTCATGACCTCCAATAGCTTGAAAATCTTTTTTATAAAGAATCCATGGCGCAAACATTCCATATGTTACTTTATCTAATTCTTCTTCTTGTTTATGCATAACAAATTCTTCAAATGCATTGATATCTAAGGTATCAAAGTCTTGTCCGAAATCCATTATGATCTTTTCTTTTCCTTCTGGGTGTAAAGGTGGTTCTATACGGGTCGCACATACAACTTTCCCTGGTTGTAAGTGCTTTAACATATTTTCGATATACAAAGGACCAATAATCATATCGGCGTGTAAGATACCCACTATATCATTTGTAGCGAGCTCGATACCTTTATCATATAATATTGTATGGCCCACTCGTTCTTCACTTCTATATGTAATACAGTTTTGTTGTTGTATCCAATCTTTAGTGCCGTCAGTTGACCCATCATCTAATAAAATAACTTCTGCTTCTGGTGCGTGTTTTTGAATACTTGCATATACATTTTTTAAATGTCGCAAATTGTTGTAACTAGGTATAATTAGTGATATCATATTGTATAGTTTTCTCCGTATTGTCTCATATTAGAATATAAGGAATTAAATTCAGAATTCAAAAAATACGAATTCATATTTGATTCTGCGTTCCTACAAAATTCTGAGACTCCGATATTTATCTTGTTTTCTTTAAATGTTAATGAATTCATATGTGCAATAGTATTGTTGTCTGACACAATGGTTTTCATTCCATATTGGTCAGCAATACAACCTGCATAAAAATCTAAGCCCCATCCGTATATTAATTCATTTGGAAACTGTTTTATTTTTTCTAAGATATCTCTACGTATTAATGGAGCCTGAAAATCAATCCAACGTACGTTGCGTAATCCTTGACCCCAATTCCACATTTGTTTCCAATGACATTGATCAATCGATGCATTGATAACCGATGGCGAATAAACCGATGCATCTGATTCTAAAGCTTCTCGAATCGATGTTGATAAGAATGCTGGACCATGAAATACAAGATCATTATTTAAAAAGTAAAGATACTCATGATCTGTTTGTAAAAAATAATCTAATACTACATTAAAACCTCCGCCGAAGAATATATTTTCATCTAAACGATGTGTAGTCGATTGTGCTAACGATTCTGAAGAACCATTATCTAATACCATTAGCTCACATTTTTCAAAGTACGTATCTCGGCGTAATTGATTTACTAAATTATCTGTCCATGTAGGTAAATTGTGATTGAGTGTTGCTATTAACATATTAAAATCTTAATTGAGATGTTTCTTTACTAGGCATAACTATACCTAAAAAATTCTTTGCAATCGTTTCTTCTGTATTGCCTTGTTGTTTAAAATCAGTCATTTGTTCTAAATAATGAAATGGTTTGAACCATGATTCGCATGGAACTAATCGTATAGCTTCTGATGCTAAAACATATTCGCCATACCAGATTAATTCTCCTGGGATTACTTGTAATAGTTGTTCATATGATAATTCATTTGGTTCTAAATAATGTTCTCTCATATGATCAAAAACTTTAACGGACCATAAATTAGGACATGTCCAATCATAAAATTTACCCTTACGTCCAAATAAATCCATTATGGTTTTTCTATCTTGTTCATATGACTGTTTAACATTATCTAATAAATTTCCTTTAGTTGCCATCCATTGAAATAAATCTTTATTTTCATGCATAGTTGTATAAGGTGTTTCTTCATCAAACATAAAATCACTGATAAAGAAATCTCGAATAAAATATGAATCGCCATCTACCCATAGATAATTGTTACATAAATTCATTTCACTGAATTTCATTTTAACCAATTGTTGCGTAAACCAATTTTGATCTATAGAACCTTGTATAACATCCTCATCAAATATCATTGTGTAATCTGATGTGCCGAGTACATCTTTAAATAATTGTTCTTGATGTTTTGGTATCGAAACATATACTGGAATGTTATCTTTGTTATGTTTTGCAGTTGTCTCAATTAACTGTTTAGTATAATGAACGTGCGGTGCGTGTGACTTAAATAAAAAAACTAAATTATCCATATCAATCAAATAAATTTAAAATTCTATATTTTTCAACATAATGTAATTTTTTTTTAGAACATTGAAAGTCACTATGAAATGCTCGTAACACATCCTCAGTAAAATAATAACGATGTTGCTGACTCGTAAACATTTTCAATGATTCTAATTTTTTATTATATTGTGTTTCAATATCTACATATAAATTAGATTGCCATGCATCTTGCGTGCTTGGCGTATAATATTGTATCAAACTAATTTTACTATTACGAATCAATGCAGAACCAAAACCAGAAACATATCTATGTTCGAAATGAGAATCAGTTTCATTTGGAAGAAAAATAGCATCAAATTCTTCATCTGTATTCTTAAGTATGGTTTCAATTAAATTGATCCAATTTTCTTCTGGAATATCTTTGATAAATTTATATGATGTATTTATAATTTGCAGATTAGTACATCCTGCAGTTTTCCATACATTTTCAACTTCTTTTAATCGATGTTCGCCTGTTGATTCATCACAATCGCCACCTTGTGCTAATTGCAATAAATAAAATTTAGTTTCATTGTATTTTAATATAGTACCTAACATACTATATTCTACATCGTCTGGATGCGGAGATAAACATAAAACTTTATTAAAATTTAGAAATTTCATTTAGATACTCCAATGTGTGAATCCTATTCATATTTTCTTGATATACTACTTGTATATTTTCAATATTGAATAATTCTTCGTTTAAATAATCTTTGCCGCCTTGTCCTGCTAAATAAGTAGTAGCGCCATTTCTTTTACATATATCTACTAATCTACTAGTAGAAGTTAAATCTGTTTCATAATCTTCTACTATAATAGTATCAATATTTAATTTTTTAACTAGATATCGAATAATAGATGAATTCGTTTGATATAAATTATCAGATATTAAATCATCCATTTCTGATAAAATATGTTTATATTTTGGTATAGAATTTTTAATCCGTTCCCAATCTTTCTTTGCGTCAATATATTGTTTTGTGTTGATAAATTCTAATCCTTTTTTAACGCTCATCGTATTCCATTTGCCATCCATATTGAATCGATTTTGAAATCCGTTTTTTTCAAATTGACAATGTCCTAATAAAACAAATATATCTGCTTGTTGTATCTTTTGAAAAAATGGATACCATGGCATAAAATTTGGTTGGTGAATTGTAACAATCATATTATAAATTCAAATAATATTGTGGTAAATCTTCTGGTAAGAATTTAAAAAAATTATCTAATAAATTGCAATCAACTTTAACTGGATTGAATATGTATTTATTACTCATATGATGTACCATTAACTTTTTATAATCTTGTATTGGGGTAAACTTACGAATAACATCATTAAAGCCAGTTGCGCCACTTTCTAATATACCAGCGTAGGTAGCTACAGCTGATGTCGGAAAATGATTGCCGTTTGTTAATAATGTTATTTGTTTTTGTGATAATAAAAAGTTTCCACTATGCGGGTTCCATGCATTGAAATAATATTCATTATTGATTTTAGTTATATATCGTATTATATCAGATACGCCATTACCGCCTAAATGAACTGAATTATATGGAGCTAAATCTACAAATTCTTCTTTTTCATTTTCTAATTCAAATCTTAAAAAACCAACATTATATTGTATGTTCTGTTTTTGTAATTTTTCATTAACATCGATTGCATATAATAAAGAATCAGCATTGATAAGTATATCATCTTCATTATATAAAAAATAATCATATTCTGTTAAATGATCTAACATATATTGTCTAGGTTCAAAAACTAAAGAATGACCTAACGATTTATCTCGAATTTCAGTGGTGACACCATCAATATCTATGCGTTCTGGTGAAAATACTACAACATCAGATACTTTTTTTAATTCTTCAACTACTGGTTTTAAATACGGATTTGAATTACCAGCATAACAAGCTAATGTACTTAATATTCTCATAAATTACTCCTTTACCCAAAACCAATTAGAATCTCTCACCCCGATAGCTTTAGCATCTGGTACTAGTTCTTGTACTGCTTTAATGACACCTTCCCATTGGTAATCATCGCCTCCTACTATACCACCAACCTTAACTTTAGGCAACCAAGCTTCGATATCTTCCTTAACGCTCTCATAGTCGTGAGATGCATCTATGAATACAAAATCTATAGAGTCATCTGCAAACTGCTTTGAGACCTCTACAGACTTGCCTTTAATAACCGATACGCAATGTTGTAGTGGTTTCAGTGTTTCCACAACTCGTTCGTAGAAGTCTGTAGAATTTGCACTACTGTCGACAGATATGCTGAAATGGTCTACAGTGTGTAGCTTAATTTTTTTTCCTGAGTTGTGTATCTCGGTACCCAAGTACGCACTACTACGACCGGCAAAGGTTCCGATCTCAACGAAAGTTCCCTTATCAAACTTGCTAACAGCTAAATCATATAAGTCGAAGTGGTCTAAGTACCCTTCTACGTTTTGCCAAAAATGTTCCATGCTTTTAAATTATTTTGTTTTAAATTATTATGATGACTGCAGGGCTGTTCCATCGTCCATTAGTCTATAAACAGTATAATTATACTGTCTAGCTATGTTGTGGAATTTATCTTCTGTAACCTTAGCCATTTCTGGAGTCCATACCGACTTCTGATTACGTCTTTCTCCTAAGTACTTGTGCTCAAACATAGGGTGATAACCTCCCTCCGGATCAATACCACAAGTTACCAACTCAGTAACACCGCTCATTCCCAACCAAGTTGCTGCTGTCTGTAGGACGGAGTAAGTTTCTCCCATATGCGGAATATCAGAAGGACAAATCAATCCATTCATGCCATGGACTCCTAATGCAACAAAATGGAATTTGCAGTCTGGATTAATTTTTAATACATCATCCATCCAAACATGATAATTATTATCTTCACTAAATCCACCTGGATGACGCTTTTGTGGATAATATGGCATAATAAAATTCTTAACTTTTTTCCATTCATTTGGATCAATAATATCAATATTATCTTGATCGTGACAAAAAAAGTAATCAACTTCTTCACATAAAATAATAGCATCATTCAATGCTGCAATTTTATAATCATCACTCTTAGGAATATGTCTCGCAGATGGTCCTTTACTTACTAAAACTACTCGCATTATTGTTCTCTTTGTTTGTTTAAAATGTATTCATGTGTAAATTCTGGCGCTGTTTCCCAATGTTTACTTAACATATATTCATCATGATGTTTAAAATGAATAGATTCTGAATCATAATAAATTGCTAGCGCGTTATCATATTTTTCCG